ACGTGCGGGCCGCCGGTGTAGGCACAGGTGTCACAGGTTCGCACGATCTTACCGGAGGTTCCGTTCAATTCGATCTGAGAACCGTCGACGACGACCTTCCCGGACGCCGTCACATTGCAGGCACCGCTGACCGTCACGTCGATATCGCCACCTTCTCGTAGCGCAACCACGTTACCGTTGGCATGCATGATTTCCAGGTCGCCCGCTTCATCGAACTTTATCTGGTGACCGGCTGGGGTTCTAATGATCCGCACGTCGGGTGCGCTCGCCTCGGCTGGTACGGCTTGGCGTCCCGACCAGAAGCAGCCGGTCCAAACCCAATCACCTTCAGCCGTCTGTTCCATCCATACTTCAGCACCTATGGGTGGAACCATAAATATGCCGCACCCGTCCGCGGCGAGAGCGACGCATGGCCACGCCCAGGGTGTCTCGTTATGTTGCGTGTCATCGTCGGTATCACCGAAGCCGATGAGACGGGCAAGGATGCGACCCTTCTTGTCAGGATCGCTCACGTTTGTGACTATTGCGCGGCGCTTCATGGTTCTGTTATTCCATCTCTGCGCACATCAAACGATGTGGTATAGACACCTTCACTGTCGATCTCATGCCGACAGGCCTCGATGACGTATTCACCTGAGAACATCGTTCCGAACGGTTCAAGGTCGCGAACGAGAATGTCCACGGTCATGCCGATATGCAAGTGAGGCGTGCCGATGGCCGGGACGACTTCGCCCTTAACCAGGCGACGGGCGCGCCGTTCCATTTCATTTATCGCAATGTACTTGGCTTGCCCGGCATCGCGTGCAGCTTCGCCTGTGATCCGGTATATTTCGATCGTTTCTGTTTTGACGACGATCTCGGTATATTTCTGACTCTTGGTTGCCGCTCCTTCGAGCTTTCCCTTGCCGTACTTCGTGCCATCCACACCGACAGCGGCCCACGACTTGACCTCAACCTGGGTGCGCTGACCTTCCGATCCCATCTCAGGATCGAACGTCACCAATGGCCAGGTATTCGGTTGTTCAAGATCGGCGTCGGTGCCCCGATGGACAAAGCGGAACTTGCGAGCGGAGGATCCGGGGCGAACAGCCTGGTGAAAGGCTTCGGTGGCCATGTATTCATCGTTGACGATATAGAGGCTGTCATCATGCACCAACAGATTGAAGTTGCCACGTCTGGCGATGGCATCCAGGATTTGAAAGTCCGTCTCATCAACCTGCGTGACGGCCTGATCACCCTCCAGCTTATAGTTGGACAGCTTGTCAACCGGATCGATAACTACTTTCAATCCATGCCGCCGGCAGATGTCCTCGACCAGCTTTTTGTGCGTGATCTCTTTGTACACCTTCGGCGGCGGGACGCGGCGCAAGCCATAACCACGGTCGTAGCAGGTGACATTGAGCACGGCCGATTCATCGGTAACGAATGATGGCGTAACTGTTTGAATGCGCCCAACGAATACAGATACCAGGTCGCCATGCACCCACCCGATCTGCAATTCGACTTCGGTCCCGAGCTGCCACGGGAAATCGGACAAATCAAGGTTCTCGCCGCTGGATAACGAGAACTCCAGCGTTCCCATCTCGGTCAAGGCTTCTTCATAGCTTATGCTGCCGATATAGTTGAGCTGCGCCGGCGTCAGTTCGTGACCACCGATACAGAGCGAGACTTCCATGGCACTATCGGGCATCGGGCACCTTTATTTTCAGACCTGGTTGTGGATGCCACAAGTCCAAGTCAGGGTTTGCCTCAAGCAACAGTTCGAACTTGCTCGGATTACCAAACAGCCGGTAAGCCAGCACGTCTATGCGTTCACCGGCTTTCACGGTTGCATATTTAGGGTCGGTTCCCATTGCTTGAACTCCAAAGTGAGACGGCCATGCCGGGCCGACAAATCTTCATGAAACTCCAAGACCTCAAAACTGTAGCTCAGGATGACGCCGTTGAAAAAACGCGGACCCAGGACGACATTGATCCTGGCCGGACGACGTTTACCTTCGAGTGGTGTCGTCCAGTCAATGATGGTAGCCTCCAGGTTCTCAAAGTCGACCTGATGATTCGGTTGAGGAATCGTCTTAGCTGTTTGTGCATCCATAGGATTGGCCGATGGTTCCGCCACGAAGTCAAGAGTGAGATCGAACAGGTGTGGGCCACTGCCGAGATAATCGATGTCGCCACCGAGTTCCGAGCCGCGCCATTGCACGGCGCCCCAATTCAAGTCACGGTCATATGTGAACCGGACAGGGTTATATTGAAAACCGATAAACTCGTTGTTGTCGAGATTCGTCAAGCGCCCATGAACGACACTGTCAACACTGTAGGCCTGAGCGAGAGCACCCGAGGATGAAGGCACGAAGAGCATTAGTTTACTCCCTGAACTGTTCTCATCTGCGCGTTGAGTTGGTGTTTAGTCATCTCACGGGCCAGTTCCTTCGCTGATTTTTTTGTGCCCTGAACGTGAAAATGGTTCGTCGTGATTATCTGATTACCTAAACCGCCCGTTTCAGGTAGTGCCGGCTCCGCCTTGCCGGTGGCTACACTGCGCACTTCCTCGCCGAGGCTGGGCGCACCTGTCTTGGCCAATTTCTCAGGTGTCAGCAGGTGTGGGTCTAAGGTGCCTGGCTTGACCGTCAGCTCCGGACCGCCGATCAATCCCATAGCTTCGAGCATCCACTTAACGCCGTCGATGAGTCCCTTGATGGCGATGTATGCAGGCGACATTTTGATGATCCAGCCGAATTTATCCCACAACTTGACAAAGAATCGCCCGAAGTCCTTCATATATCCCCACAACTTACCGAGACCCCACTTGATGCCCTCCCAGGTAGCGGCCGCCACCTCCTTAACCCAATCGAAGTGAAAAATTAGGGCGTAGATAATGGCGATGACAGCCGTGATGCCTATGACAAGCCATACTATCGGACACCCCATCAGGACCATATTGAAGAACCCCATGACAGCCGTAACGATCTTCGTGATGGCCGCGAGGAATATCTTGGCGCCAGCCAGGACTTTCTCGGCGGCCGCCAAGGCGAACAATCGCGCCCGCAAAATCAAGGCGCTATTAGCTAATGCTTTGAATGAAAGGCCTGTTTTCACCCCGGCAAGTTGCATCATCGCTGTCTGAGCGCGCCACATTCGCATAGCAAAGACGACGGAACCTATGGCGCCACCAACGATCATGAGAATGGAAAAGACCCCGCCTCCCCAGGCTATCCATTTTGTGGCGGTCGGATGCGCCTTGATAAAGGACTGTATCTTCTGCACCAGGTTCCCAAGAGCGTCGATCACAGAATGAATTGTTGGCAAGAGCTTTTGCCCGAACATGATGGCGGTCGCCTTCAGTGCGTTTTTCATCATGTCCCATTTGGCGATTGCGCCGGATTGTCGTATCTGCAGCATTTTCAGGCCAGCATCCGAACCTGCAATCTGCTCCGTAGACTGACGCAACTCTTCAGACGAACCGAGCATAAGAGCGAACATACGGCTTGCCTCGTCACCCATCTGCTTTTGTAGCTCCGCAGCATCTTCCATCTTAAGCCCCAACTTATTGAAGGCTTCGGCCCCACTCATTGCACCGGAGACCAAAGCTTCTTTGGTTCCTTCGCTCACACTCTCTGTAATTCCAAAAACTTCTTCCATCCCCTTTAGTATCTGCCATATAGGGAGCATGTGACCAGACTCGTCGGTGATTTTGAGCTGTGATAGTTTTCCCTGCTTGATCTCGCCACCGGCTTGACCCGTTTTACGCTTCTCGTCGAACTCCGATAGATAGTCCTCCATTGACATCATTTCATTCTTTGCCTTTTCAGATTCCCCACTGAACTTCATGGTCATCTGAGTCAGCCCACGCATTCCAGCGGCGAAAGCCGTGCCCGCCATACTGGAGTCTAATCCCTTGGTTCTCAACATGCCCAGAGTCGCTGAGAGTTCGGTGAACCCAACGCCGAGAGTATTGGCCGAGGGAATAGCATAGATCAATCCAGCCGACAGATTCGAGAGATCAGTATTGAAGGCGGCAACGGCCCCGGAGACAGTATTGAATATCTTTTCTGCCTTTTCCGTCTCCGACATGCTATCACCCCATCGCTTGCCGTAGTTCTCCATGACCTTTGTGATTACGCTGGTAGACTCTGAAATCGTCCCTTTTGCAGCGACGGCCATGTTAGCCCCTGATTGAAATGCACTCTTGGCTACCTCAATACCCAGGGCGGATGTCATCTCATAGGCGGACGCCGCCACCTCAGCCAGAGGAATCCTGGTCTTACCGGCAAATGCCAGAATTTCATCGCCGAGTTCGGCAACCCGCTGGCGGGCTTCTTCTTCAGCCACGCCGGTGCCGAGTACGACGGACAGGACATCGTTCATGGAGTCTTCGAATGTAGCGGCCGCCTTACCCGCGAGGGCGAGGGGAGCCGCCATGACCATGCCAGTACCCATCACCTTGAGCGACTTGCCGACTCCGGCGCGTGAACGATCCATCCTTTTGTCAAGTTTCTCCATCTGTTCTTCCACGCCCTTGAGAGACCGATCAGCGGTTTTGTGCATACGCACAAATGATTGATTGAGACGATCCATCTGCCGAGACGCACGATCTTTCATCGTGACCACAGCACCCAGACCTAATGTGCCAAATAACGCCATTTAGAGGCGTCTCCTTCCCTGTCTACCACCAGATGCCTTCGCAATCGCATCCGATTGCGCTTTGGCCTCTTGTTTTTGGTAGTCACTTTCGACCTCGATCCACTCAATCATCTCTACGAACTCCATTTGCATAACGGCCTGCGGGTTGCATCCCAACGACCTCGCCAAGAAGACCGCCGCACGTCGCAGGCGATCCTCAGGGAAGGGGAACTGGAGAATCAGCTCGGCGAGGTCCCTGGAGGGTCCTGCTTATTGACACCTTGCTTTTCATCCAGTGCAGCCTCTTGTTCGTCCGGGTTTTTCTCGCGCTTCTTCGGCGGGGTGTTCATCCAGCCGTACCAATCCATGCAGAGTTCGATGTCGGCTGGACTCATCTGTTTGATAACTCTTTGGTCGACGTTCTCTATGTCGCCGAGTCGGAGAATCACGCGAGCTAACAGCGGCGTGTGCATCTCCGCCATAACGCCCTCCATAGCGTTCATCGCCACCGGATCGACATAACCCTCCTGAGATTGTCCCGAGGCGGCTGCTACTCGGCTCGCATCCGCTCCGTGCAATGCCCGATCTTCCGCATATCGCATGGTTGCCACGCTGATCTTGTGACCTTGCTTGCGAAGGTCACGGACGCGGGCGTCGTTATTAACGTCGATAAGGTCCTGAGCGGTAACACGGCGCATAAGTACGGTCTTGTGCGTAGCGCCGTCGCTCTCTATTCCGAAGATCAATTCGAATTCCTGCGTTGTGGCCATTATGTGCTCCCATCTGTCATTGAAAGATTGATAGAATTTCACCGGCGATGCCGCTTAGGACACCTTTGGCTTCAACGACACCGCCGTGTTGAATAATTACTTCTTCGACTGCGATCGCATCGTTCGTGGCATCCATTCTCGGTCCACGCCAGGTGGAAATCCAGCAACGGCTGAAGTCCCACCGCCAGGCCTCATACGTTACCTCGCCCGTCAGAGGAAGATGGACACTGTCCAGAAGATAGATCGACATCGTCCTGATATAGGAGGGCTGACCTTTCTTCCAGTGGCGTCCGGCAAGGAACCAATTCCAAAGCGATCGACTAAAGGTGACCGGGCGCGTCAACGTGATCGACGGTTGCCGCTCCCGGCGTGGAAAAGTATGAACCTGTCCCGATCCGCCCTCGGCGAGCTTCTGCACTTCGAGGTCGGAGACCAGGTTGTCGACAGCACGAAAACCGGCGACGGTTTCTTTACCGATGAAACCGTCACCGTCAATCTGTACGACGAACCGAAGACCATTGAGCTGATGCAAGTCCAGCACGTTAAGAGCTTCAATCACCTGGTTTGGTAGGTCCAAAAGTCCCACTATGAAACCTCATGAATCAATTCAGAAGCTTCGATCTCAAACGTGTACGTCTGAGGGCCGGCCTCTTCCTCGGCATCCCAGCCAGGGAAAGTGACTTTCTTCAGCCACGCTTTCTTGAACGTGATGCGCAGCACCTCGCTACCGTCCCGACCGAGCGAAACCAGTGCGCCGGTTTTCCGTAAGGATGAACCAGAGTCATGCCAATCAAGAAAGGCCTGGATGTCGGACTGACCGCCCTCTACCAGGTTCTTTTCAATCGTCACGACATGGGCCTTCCTTGTGGCGCTGGCCGAGAGAGAGTTAAGGTCGTCAATGCCGGTGCGGGCGTTCATCGTGTTCCATTCAGAACCATCGATGGTAGCCTTCTGGACAGCGCCCAGGTTTATGCCATCGATCTCAATCCTGAACTTTGCGGATAGTTGGGGATTGGCGTCCGGCCCGGCAGCTCCATAATCAGCCACAGGAACCTCCTTTCAGGGTTAAGCCACAGTGAGGCCGCCGGAAGACGGCGTCAGGGTGATGGCAAATTTCTCAGCCGTACCGGTTTTGACGTAAACGACACCCACCGAAGCGATGCCAAGCGCCACCTGGTCAGCCGGATTGTTAGATTCGTTCATGACCACGGACCACGCCTGTGCACCGGGATTGCTTGCATCAAACAACGCCCGACGGCGCTGCTCATTGGACAAGAAATCTCCAATGGAGCGTTCGACTGCTTTCCACAAGGTTTGGTCGTTCAGCTCGAACGGCACCCACTGCGTGGCCAGTTCCAGGCTGCGCCCGACATAGTTCCAGTATTCACTGGCGTCGATAAACCTGAAGTTGGTGGTGGCGGACAGAGTGCGTCCGCCGTATACCCACAGACCGCCCGATGGCTTCTTGCGGATCGTGTTGACCTTGGCGTCGTTCAGCGTTTCACCTTCGGCGCGGGAGACATGATACTCCAGGTCGATGCCATAGGCGATTCGCTCGTTACCAATGGACTTGTGCACGCCGCGTCGATAATCCTTCTCCACGACAGTGCCGAGGGCGAACGGTGACGGCGGGATCCAATTGGGGTTGGCGCGCGAACCGACATTCACCCATGGGAAAAAGCAGGCGATGCGTCGACCCGAGAAATTGGCCGCCCAGGTCACGGCGTCCGCCACCGACGTCCCATAGGGGATATCCGCGTAAGTCTGGCATGTCACACGAGCATCACAGTAAGCGAGCTGCGCCTGTGCCAGAATGACATAGCCAGGCTCGGGATCAGTGATAATGGTCGGGTTGGGTGCGATGATCCGGAAGACAGTCGGTACGTTGTCGAAAGCATAAAGGCCGGTCTTGTTGATCTGGCTACCCGACCAATCCGTCACTTCGATGTCGGCGATACCGTCCGCGCCGGAAGCCAAGCCCTGCGCCGCAATAGCGACAGGCTGATCCTCATAGTCGGTATCAGACGCCTTGAGGTCCACGCACGCGATATAGTCGGAATTGACAGCGGTCTCGCAAAAGAACGACACACCGTCGTTCATTGAGAGGCCTTCCCACGTCTCCACCGAGACATCATTGACATAAACCGTCAACTTGAATTCGAGTGACGTAATCACGCCGTTCGCGATGGTGTAGGTGTTGGTGACTGCCCCGCTCCAGTGAATGATCTTCGCGACGTATTCAATCGACGTGACAGTAATATACTCTGTGAGCGTCCCGTTGTAGAACTTGACGTAGCTGCCCACTTCAAGACCCTCGACCGATGTCAGTGATGCCTGGGTGGCCGCAGCGCACTCCGCGGTCAACGTAGTCGTGAGCAGAGCATCGTCCTCTACCTTGACGGAGAGGGCGTTACCCCAAGTGCCTTCGTTGATCGCATCAATGCGCAAAGTGTCGACCGGAGCAACCTGCCGATCATCAAACGTCTTGGTCGCGAGCACCTTAGCCGACGACGCCACCCGCACAACGTAAAGCTGGCCCGTGCCGACCTTTTGGAAGAATGCCTTGACGGCATACCAGGACGTGTTATTTCCAACCGGTGCAGGGGCCAAGCCGAAGATCGACTCGAACTGAGCCATTGATGTTACCAGCGTCGCCACATTGACAGGGCCGCGCTCAAACGTGCCGACAATTCCGGACACGGCCGTCGATACACCTTCGACGGGAGAGATTGCAGTTCCTTCAATGAGGTTGACGCCGACTTTCAGGTTCGCCATTTGTTACCTCCTGACATTGTGCCAGTTATAGCGTTAATCATTTCTGTTTCTTCTTACGGTTAGGGTCTCTCCCACCCTCTTTTACTGTCCGATTCTTTGGAGGCGGAGGTGGAGGGGGCGGTACTGGTGCCGTCGCCTTCTTGACCAGATCGAGGTCCGAGACTGCGACCGTGCCTTCCTTTTCGGTTGGCGTGATTTTGACTATGTGGTTCGGGTCTGCAATGGCAATGCCGTCACCCGTTGCCATCTCCGCCGTCGGACCATTGTCACCGAACGAGATCAACCCTCCGGACGTAAGCCTGGCGTAGACATCTTCGTTCCGAAGGACGGTGCTATCGAACGGTCCACCAACCCCGCCGGATGGGATAGCGTATGCCTTCCCTTTGTGGGTAAACGCAAACGGCGACGGTCCGCGATTCTTTAGGTTTACTGCTGTTGCCATGCGTTCTCCTTATGGTGCGGCGTCCATCGTCCAGGTCTCGGCCAGCATAATCAGTTTCCGCTGAAGCACGACGTAAGGCGACGCCGGTGGTGTCTTCGGGTTACCGAACCACACCTCTGCACGGCAGCGCCAGGCCGTCCTGAACCAGTTTTCCGTTTCTATTTCATCGAGCGGTTGCCAGGTTACCCAGGCGAGGTAGAATTCGCGCCCGGCGTCCGTCGTTATCTTCGGTTGAGATTGCACGTCGAACCAGGGCAGCATCTTTTGTTTGATGGCCCAATCCGTTTCGTGCGTGAGGGCGTAGGTGTCAATCTGGAATAACAAATCGACAGGGATAGGCTTAAGCGTGATCACAGCTTCGCCCGTCTCGGAATTATAGGTATGAGTGCGAAGATCGCCCGCGTGCCGTCTACCGGAGGCCGAGCGAAAGTCATAGAGATGTACGGTTGCCCTGGGGAAGGCCCGATCAACATTGACATCCGGACGTTCATCTTTGAATGCCAGGACAACATCGCCGGACGCCACGACGCCGGTCAACTGCGTCTGGACCGTATCGATGATGCCTTTGACGGCGTCCTCCAGGTCCGAGATGATATGCTTATGATCTTGCGGCATACCGTTTTCCTCGTAGGGCGGCAATGATCGCCCGCTCCCATTGACGCTTCATTTTGTGGCGCACCTTGTGCAGACTCGGCTCGATAAACGGCCGGGGTGGAATCACTACCTCATCCTTCAGGATGAACATGATCTCAAAACCCTTGCCTTTCTTGCGTGCGAGTACCTTCGTACCTTTCGGACGGAACAGACCAGGAATTTCGCCGACGCCGCCATGCTCCCTGGCCAGTTCGGATGCTTCGCGGGTAACCGGTATGGTCAAAGCGGACGCGGATACCGGACGGATGGTGGCTCCGAATTCATGCACAGCGGCGATATTGACCATCGAGGTGCGACCTTTCTTGCCCGCCGTCCTCGGCACACCGACAAAGAACGTCGACGGTGAGATCGTGACAGAGTCCACGGCTTGCAACAGGTCGCCATGATCGATAAGCGGCTTTGAACTTTTCTTGTAGGCTTTGGTCAACGGCGAGACGGGAGCCATATCCTGACCTGATCGGATAGTCCGCTTGATTTGATCGCGGTAGATCATGGCGTTACGCTTTGTGGCGAGCTGCATATTCTTTTTCATGAGCTTGCCCATTTTGCCAAAAAGCCGATCTCCCTTTCTCCATTCACCTGTGAGGCCGGTCATCAGTTTTGCCCTTCGGGGTTTGATTGCTCAAGAAAGTCAAACGGTGCGGAGCAGTAGATATTGTGTCTGACTGCGGACTTCAATGCTAACGTAAGCCGTTCTTTTGGTAGTATATCATAAAGCTCGGTCGTGCACAAAGAGCCAAGGGCGAGTTCAGCACCAGAACCTATGGCTGTATACGGTCTGTCATATTCTGAGATAGCGCAATCGCTTTGCAACGTAAAGATACGTCCCCGATAAACCATAATCGCAGCACCTGGCGTCGTTTCGACTTCATCTTTCTTCTGGAGAACCCCGGCGTCCCGCAGACACTTTCTGATGGCATTGGCAAAGGTCGTTACCATGTATACATGTACGTCAATGTCGGGATCGTGCTTTGGAATGACCAATGAGTATCGGAGCAAGTCTAAAAAACGAACCGTGCCGGTGATACCAAACAAGAAGCTGCCCTTCGCGAATATTTTGGCCCCCGCAATATTATTCGGCATTGCCCAGAGCGTCGATTGTTTATCACTACTGAGGTAAATTCTGCCCTCTGTTTTAATCGCTGCTATACAAGTCACTCTATCTCCTTCCGTGCCGTCGACTCACGGCGACGAACTTCATAAGGTGAGCATCGTCCACCTGGTGCGTTGAGACGACTCTCTTGACATAGTATTTATCGCTGCCATCCTCTAAAGTAAAGGCGTCGCCGATCTTTAGAGTGATGGACTTGTCTGTGATCTGCGCCAGTGGAATCTGAAGAGTTGCGTCGAACTCAATGGAGGCACCTATCTTTTTCCTGACGGCATCGCTCGGACTGTAATCGATCAATGCCGTCAAACCAACGCCTACTGTAGGATATGCGTTGCTTTCGTCCACGGTCCCGGTCAAGCTGTCACGCTGCCCTTCGGACAGCACATAGTACCGCACGGTTTCGTCCCCGGCGACTTCGGCCGCAAAGTTTCCCATGCGATTCTTTAGAAAGCCGGACGGTTTCATGGATTCAAACGCTCCAATTGTCTTTGCATGGTTAACATCACCCTCGCCGTCAATTCCATCTGGTGTGACAATTGAGTTAAGGCTTTAGCCTGTGCAGCATCTGCCCCTTGCATTGCCTCATCGGCTTTACATTGCGTGCGGTTAAGTTCGGAGAGATCGCGCACAGCTCCCTTGATGGGTTCGAGGGCTTGACTTACCTGTGCGTCTGTGACAGGCTCATTCGATTGTCCATCGTCACTTTTCACGTATGGCATCACGACCTGTAAGACCAATACAACGGCGATAATCGCCATGCTTGTTTGCCCTATTGTGCCCTTCTTGACAATTTCTACCATAGTCACACTGCCCTCATTCTCCGCATCCGGAACATGCTTACCAGGTTGTCGATCTTTGGGTCGTTGAACGATCCAGATGAGGTTTTCGGCTCGGCCAACTTATAACGGTAGTCTCTGAGAGATTCTTCGACGATCTTGTCCTGCCGTTGCGCGGACTCATCACCGATCTGCTTCATATTCCATACCGCGATCCTCAGAGCGAGATCACGGATACCAGGTGGCGTCGTTGTCCCATCCGACTCGACAAAACCGAACGTGCCGGTCAGGCGCACGTTCCGTTCACCTTTCGGCCAGGTGCCGGTCAGATGCACAACCTTCGGGTTGTAACGTCCGTCTGGGAAGACCGGCATGACGACTTCATAAAGGTCGGTGTCGACTTCCGCCCACGTAGCGCCGGAAGCCGATACCGATCGTAGCTCGACCTTCGTGACAGACGACTCTGTGCATGGCGGATACGGCAGAAACAGAGTGTCATGCCCACGGCCGTTGACCTGGACGACGTGCGCTGCTCTCGCTTCGAAGAAGCAGCTTGTCATCTGGTCGACAGCCGCGCAGGCGAGGGTGATGCGTTCCTCGACGTGCTCGGTAGAGTACGGCGGGTCCGCAACACCCTCGTTGCGCAGGTCTGCTACAGTTATATAAGCCATTGGCCTACGCGGCAACCCCTGTCGCTCGGACAGAAGCGTCCTGGGATTCGGTCACCGTAGTGGCGGCGGTTCGAGCGATAGTCATCAGGCCGAGCTTGATGAACTTCGCATTAGCCGGCAATCCGGCTTCGATCTCGGCGATGGTCGCTTCGACCTGGCTGCCGGAAGTGGCAACCGTGCCCTTGTGCGACTTCACCGCCACCACACCCGATGTCGGATGCTTCCAAGCGATGATCGTATAGACGATACTCTCCCCATCATTGAAAATGTCGCCCGCTGCCTCACATGCCTGGTCGGCTGCCGCCTTGATATTGAGCACCGTTCCGTCCACGATGGCAACACCGTCGGTGATGTCATAGAGGAAGGTGCCGTTGCCCTCACCGGTCTCCTGACTCGATCCGGTGGTTGACGCTGTAACGAAGGCACCATGCGCCCAATTGCTGAAGAGGTAGCCTTCTATCGGTAGACCGGGTACGGCGCCATGCCCCAGCCGGCCAGTTCCTTGCTGTACCATGTTTACTCCTTATTCCCGTCCGCCTGCGAGCAAGCGGTCAGAATTTTCTCAGCCGTGGCGTCGCCGATCTTGTCGATCATGCACAGAGCCTCAACCGGGTTTTCCTCATCGAGCACGTCAGCCACGAAATCGTAGTTATGCTTTTTGAGGTTGGCGATGAGCGCCTTGTCGGCTATGGCTCGTTTCTTTTCGTCCGCGATCTGAGTGTTAATGTTACCGACGATTACCTCGATCGCCGGTCCCTCGTCGGCGCCAGACGGCCCCATCGATTTCGGAGGCGGACCGATCTTTTGCACCGGACGCTTAAACGGAATGATTGCGCCCGTGCCGTCGACCGACTGTTCCTTGAACGACGGGTTGCGGAATTGTTCGATGCGAGGATCATCCTCTCCCAAAATGACAGAGAACGGTTTGTTCACTTCGATACCGCGACCGCTGTAGTGATTGGCCAGTAGCGTGAATCGATACTGTTTCATTGCTGCACTCCACCTTCCTTATGCTGATGTCCAGCCGAGCGGCGGAGCTGCCACGCCGTTCAGCATCATATACATCTCCGGAACGGGCACGACAACATCGAACTCGAGGAAGATATCGATCTCTACCTGATCGAGCTTCGGATTCCACTCGCGGTAGAAAACCCATTCATCGTGCCAGACGATCGTGATGCCTTTCGGGTCGCCCAGGATGATACGCGTTTCGTCATAAGGACGCACAGTGTAGTGGGCCGCATTAGTGGAGACGGAGGTTTGCCCGAGCAATCCGGCGGTGTTGATGCGGAGCGTGGTGTCCAAGAAACCGATGCAGACCTCGGATACACCGGTGGCAATGCACGTCACCAGGAACTTACGACCAACACCGAGCGCTTCTGTGGCCGGGTCACCGGCCGTGGCCAGGGTAGTCAGGACGAAGTTGATGTAGGTCGTTTCGTCCGTACACGAAGTCGGCGCGATCGCGGTCGGACCTTCGTTGTCCGGCATCTGAGGAACCAGAATGGGCTTGATGCCCTGGGGCGCCAGCGTGGCCGTTGACCCGAACGCCATGTCACCGAGACCGGTGTTGCGGGCTTTGAGCTGACGACGGTAGGCGGTGTCAATACGATCTGCGTACATCCAGCGCATGCTCTTCTTGTCGTTGCGCCAGTGCTGCGGCACACGATCCCATAGGGCGTCGAAGTTGTAGTCGTCGAACGCCGCGCCGCCACGATCACACACGTTGGCTCCGGCGGCAAGCAGCACATAGAGACCGTCGATCCCTTTGAGCATCCGCTGGCGCCGGTTCGCCGGGGCGGTAGCGTAGGCCGTGTTGCCGTTAATGGTGACGTCGGCTGTGTTATTGCCGATCTGCGTGGTGAACATGTCGACCAGCTTGTTCTCATGGTCGCCGTCAACGTCCAGAGATGCTTCCTCGATATCCTCGCGAGAGATCACGATCTGAGCGTGATGCTTTTCGGTCTCGTAGGGCACGCTGGTGTTGGGCGGTGTAGTCGTCACGGAGCGAGGGTCCTGTTCGCCGACGTGCTCCATAACTTCTTCCGTGAGACGATAGATCGGCACGGTTCCCTTACGGCGACGGCGCGTGAAGGACGATATGGCTCCCAGCCAATCGTTGTGCTTGCGGGTCAGGTCGATCATAGGCAGCACCTCATCACGCACCAGCACACCGTTGAAGTTCGTTGTGTCGAGATTGATGGAACCACCGGCGGCTTTTTGAATACCGGCTGCCCTCATCAATGCTTCATTCATACTTAACATATCGATACCTTTCGTAGTAGACTTACCTTAACGGCAAGCCCTTCATTCGGTCGGTTTAGCGTCTTCCTGCGGCCCGAAGATCATGGTGCGTCCGACCTTCTGAATCTTGTCCTTATTGATCGCCTCACGCTGCTCTTTTGTGAGCGGCTCAGTGGGCAGGCCCGTGTCGTGTTGGTCCTGTTGGTCACCGGCGGGCTTGTCGGGTTGACCCTCCACCTTCTTGAGGCGCGTGTCTATGGCATCGATTTTGTCCGAGAGAGGCTTGACGTTCTTCTCGAAGGCGGCGTCAAGGGCTTTCTGCAGCTCGGACGGTTTCCCATCGTCGTCAGCGGGCTTGTTGCCCGGCTTCCCATCGGCGTCACCTGCGGCGGCCCCTTCCTGGGCTTTCTTGAACTCTTCAAATTCGTCCAGGACCGGCATCACCTTTTTGTCAATCTTCTCCGTTAGAGTCTCCAGACCCTTGCCGAGTGATTCCAGCGTGTGCGCCATTGTGTTATCTCCTTTGTTTATAGCCTGTTCGGCTTCGTTAATTCTGTCTATGATTCCCTGCAATCCCTCCAGGGCAACGACGGCATCCGCGATCAGCTTTTTGTTTTTGGCGCTGATCTCTTTACCGGCCTTGGCGATTACCTTCGCCGCTTTCTGTATCGACAGTGCACCGAGCAACGATGCACGAAATTCGTCGATGCTGGCCCCGATAGCCTCCTGCTTGTTGCCGACCTCCGGATCACCGACGATCATCGAGATCGAGTAGGCGAGCTGATCCAGCTTTTTCCACAGCTCACTATTGACGCGATCCATGAGGTCCACCTCGTCGAATGACATGGCGTCACCTTCCGCTTTGGTGACCAGGCTCTTGACCTTGGAGAAGGCTTTGTCCAGGATGGACTCTCCCGGTTCGTCGGCCGCATCCGCTTCGATAGGCGAACGTTGACCAATGCCACCGATCGAGAAGCCGGTATACTCGCCTTTCTGAACCATGTCCCAAGTGTTCGGATCGCACTGCTCCCCGAACCACCAGGCGCCGTCGACGGCTACGTCTTCGTGACCGTATGCCTTCATGAGAGCGCCGTCCTTGTCGATCGCACATTCGATCGGATGGTTCATATTGTCGAAGTCCGTGTGCGATCCGGATATGCCGGACGCCTTAGCGGCGCCAAAAAAGCCGTTCTTCATATATGAAATCATGGCCTTTTCGACTTCCTCTTTGGTGAGCACGTCACCCTGGAGATCGGGCACGTCCGGGACCAGGACATATCCGTAGACGCGCTTCTTCGCTTCATCTTTGTAGAAGCGTACCGTCTTCATAATAGGTTCTTGCCCGTCAGCGATGGTGACATTTTTCATCACTACAAACGTCGCAGCCGGAACCGCCGGGAGACCGGCGTTCGCTATCTCAACGACGTTGCAGTTTGAGAGCTTGTTCTTCGCCACGGGCTTTCCGGTATAGTTATTCATTCCTGCACCTCATTTAGGTCGGTCTAAAGATTACGTTCACGCACAGTCCGGAGATGCTGTTGGCCGTCCAATCGATACCGATCGTTACGGCCTGCGAAGCCGAAAGGCTCACACCCGGATTGGAATCTATATGGGACCACCGATACTTGGCGGATCCTGGATTGATCTGGTGAGACCACACACTATCGGAAACAACGGTGAGAGCGGACGCACCGGCGGTGGCTCCCTGTAGAAGATGCACAGTGATGTCACCGGTAGCGTCCGCTCCAGCCGTGATCTCGATCTTTTCGATGGCTCCGGCTACACCAGGTGCGAAGACGGGCAGCGTGTTCACCTCATCCTGATCGCCGGTGATACCTCCGGAGATGAAGAACGAAAGCGTCTCGGTGGCCTCGTGCGAATGGTCCGCCTTGACATGATGGAAGCTGGACACCTGAATGCCGTCGACCTTGAGATCATAGTGACCGGTAGCCAGAGTCGAGACCGAAAACCATCCATTGGCATCGGTCGTACCGGACCAAATGAGATCCATTGTGCCGGCGTCATAAAGTTCAACGGTAGAGTTCGGCCGTATGTGCAACACGGTCGAATCGGTAAAGAGTCTGAATCCGATACCTTGTTTATCTGCCGACATTTGATCTCCAAGTTATTGATGCCATAGTCTTTCCAAGATTCATAAAAGCCTCAATGGGTAAGTGTCAATAATTTTCCTCATCTGCCTATACGATTGTGAAGACCTCCTTATCGCTCCACCAGGGTCGTCCGGCAGTTAAAATGGTATGGCGGCGTGATGACTCCCTGGTCCATTATGGCCTTGATCTTTTTGTCCTCGATGTCCTCCAGTTTCGGCCAGGGTGCGATCGTTTTCACGTCTTCTGGATCGTCCGCTGCCATCAGAAGGTTACGTTGTCCAATCCCCATATCGACCGGAATGATCTCGCCATTCATGCGTTTGCAGATTGATGAGGTGCGTTCATCCATGACCGCCATGACCTCGAGCTGAGTGATCCCGACGTCCTGCCAGGACTGGAGCAGACCGAACTGTCTGGTTCGGTTCATACCATTAGCGGCGAACCCTCGCCAATAGTGCAAAGGCTGATTCCGCACCCCGGGATACCCGTCGAAAAACCGTTTGAGTTCTTCGCCGATAGCCTGGCGTCCGAGACCCTCTTTCATGGCGTCGCCGACGTGCGCCGAGAGAGCGGTCGACAGGTGTTTGTTATAGTATCCTTTCACCCAGTACATGTGATGATCATAGAGCCATTCAGTCGCACGGTCATCGATCACATCCCACATCATATCGAGGCCATGGGTAGACGTAACGGACTTCTTGGCTTTCTTGTACCATCTGGTGAGGATCGATGGCATTTGACCGGCGACCGGGTCGACGAATTCACCTTGCAGCGTCTTATCGATAAGTCCACTGATCGCTGCCAGCTCCCTCTTCGTGAATTTCCCGGACCCGGCCTCCAGTTTTGTCAAGGCGGCGGTGATAGCTTTTTCCTCGCCGTTGCCCCACTCGACATAGAACATCGAACGCAGGACGGATTCACCCGGCACGGTTTTACCTTCCGCCTTTGCGAACCCGGATCCGCATACCATGCCGATGAGATTATCAAGCACGACCTTAATAACAACCGCCTGGTCACGGGTCATCACATCAGGATTGATGGACAACCCATGACCGGCAGCTTCGACAGCAGCCGAT